ATCTTCGTCCGTTGGAACTATTGCAAAAGTTGTACTTCCAGAAACCCTGTCGTAGTCTGCGCTTGTATATGGGCCATACACCTTTTGGAAAGTTGTTGTTAGGTTTAGATTTCCGTCTTGTTGAACGATAAAAGTTCCGCTTCCGATGTCAATCTCGACACCTTCAAGTTTTCCGGTCTTGATATAATTAGCAACCAGCAACCCCGTTGAAATTGTGGCAGCAGTAAAATTACCGTCAACATCAAGTCCTGCTGAATAAGTAACCCCACCGTCGTTTGAAACTGAGAAAGCATCGGATGTCATTTTCCAAATTTTAGTACTTTCACTTTTTAATGGTTTATCGTGTAGATAATAGATAGTTGCCCCTGTCTCGTCGGTTTCTTCGGTTTTGTGAACTCCGAAAGAATAAGTCATTAACTGCGTAAGCATCTTAACGGATTGGTCGTAATAACTTAACTGTCTTGAAGTGTCAATGTTCGCCCTTGAAAGAAGTTTTGTTGCTTCGGAAAAGTTCTGGCTTGAATTTATCTCAGCAGCCTTTCCGCTACACCTATAAGTTGAGTACTCGTTGAAGCTAAAGTAATGATTTGTTAAGATTATACCATATACACCTTTGTGGGTCGATACAAAGCCTACATCTCCATGCTGAATTGATGGGTCAGACAAAGCTGAACAACTCAATGCCCTAAAAGTTGTGCCGATTATCTTATCCCCTAAGTGAGTTGCGATAGTTTGTGCCTGCCCTGGTAAAATTAAAGGATTTTCAATTTCTAGTGCGTAATCATCAGTTCCATAAAGGTAAGTTTCGCCATAATCTGAAGAATCTCCCATAGCCTTAACTTTTATACCTGTAATAACAATGTCTCTATATTGAATCGTTGGAGTTTTTGACAAAGCGTAAATATGAAAGTAATCATTTTGTGTTGTATCGTCTGGAATGTTACCGTCTATAATATTGTCCGAAGGTAAAGCGTTACCGTCTATAATATCTCCTGTTGCATTACCGTCTAAGATGTTAGGAGGCGAACCGTACCACTCAAAGCACAACTTATCTTCTTTTATAACTACATAATGCCCTGATATTTGACCGACATACGAGAGTACATCTTTAAAAGTTGCATCATCTTCAAATCGTTCTGATACGATATAGTCTTTATAATCAAAGTTCGTTGTGTGAAGCGTAACGCCACATTTAAGACAACAATCAATCACTATCTCATATAGTGTAGCAGGATAAGTTAGGGTTGATTCTGAATAGTCTCTCGTGAACTTATTCATAGCATCGTAACCCCTTATAGAGATTAACTGCCCCGTTGTCTGTGCATCAACTACATAGTATTTATTAATATAAAGATATTCTATGCCTGTTGATACTGTCTGACCAACATATGCATAAACTTCTGAACTATAAAAATCTTCTTCGGTGTAGTTACCGTCCATATTATCAACAGTAAAATCAACCTGTCCTGTTATACACGCCCCTATATCAAAAGAATTAGTATTTGAAGTGTGTCCTTCATAAGAGAACGCTCTTAAATTAGTCTCATAAAGTGTTATGTCTGCCCTGCCATCTTGCACGCTGATTAATTTAACGTGCAAGTCTCTGTTTTCTCTTATATTTTGCTTAAATTCCGTTGAAGTATTAATCATTTAATCTACCCCCACGTCATAAAGAGTGAATGATACCGAGCTCCAAACCCCGTCCCATTCTCCGTTTTCATCAGGTATCAGGACTTGTGAGCCGAGTGAAGGAAGTGATGGTTTGAAAGTTCTTGTTATCCAAGTCGCAGAGTTTCTAGGGTCGGGGTGGTAAAAACTTAGTCTCGTCTTTCCAATTAACAGACTTAAAAGGCTTGATATTTCGCTCCACCTTAGCGAACTGTAACTAAGTGATATACTAACGCCTAGCCTTAGAATCTCTGAATGGTCTACCTTATCAAGTGTTACTCCACTATCCTCGCTGTACTGATTTTCAAAACTTATTTTGTATTCGTCGGGATATGGTATCTCAACATTATCAATTTTAAATTTATCTGCCATATTTCCCCCTTACGCAAAAGCATTTCTGCCTGTTTTTAAAGTGTTTTGTTCGTTCAAATCAATGATTTCCTGATATATCAGCCTTGAACCTAAATAAATGTTTATCGGCTGTTTTCCGTTTCCTGTTCCCATTTCTTCTCTTAAAGCTTGTTTAATAGTTGAAAGTGGGCTTACAACTTCGGTTTCTCTGTTATTATCTCCAAGTACCGCAGCAAACTCTCCACTACTTGCAGGAACTACCGTACCTGTTGCCAAGTGTGGTATTTTATCGATGTTAAAGCCGAACTTCATTCCACCGATTTTAGGTACCCAACTAGGTATGTCAAGTTTAATCTTATTCAGTCCGCCAATTAACGCATTCAGTCCGTCAATCATAAAATTAATAGGTGCTTTAACGAGTGCTACAACCTTTTCAAATATTCCAACAATGAAATCTTTGATAGTTGTAAATATTTTTATAATATTGTCTAGCATTCCTAAAAAGAAGTTAACTATCGGTGCTATAACGTGATCATATATCCAACTAGCCACCGTTACAAGTGCGTCTTTTATTGCACTCACTACGTTTAAGATTGTTTCTTTTACGGTGTCCCAATGTTTAACAAGCAATACTATAACTGCTATAACTGCTATTATTATTGCGATAATCAACAATATCCACCAAAACGCTACACCTGTTGCAACTCCAAAAACTGTTGTTGCTATCGTTGCTATATTCATAGCCACTGCAAACGCTCCTATTGCTACCGTTATTGCTATAACTGCTATAACTAATATTTTCATTAGTGTTGGGTGTTCTGTCAGGAATTCCCCCACCTTCATAAATAAACTAATAACATCGTCAAGTACAGGTTTAAAAGCGTCGAAAGCTGTTATTAATAGATTAATACCCTGTTCTTTCATTTGAGCCATTTTAAAAGCTGTTGTGTCTGACATTTTACCGAAAGCTTCTTCTGTTGTGCCTGCTGTACCTGTAATAGTTGCGAGATTATCATTAAAAGCTGTTAGTCCTTCATTCACTATCGCATTAGAAGCCTTGCCAGCTTCCTGTGAACCCCATAAGTTCATAAGTGCTTCTGCGTTACCGCCTACACTGTCATTTAATATTCCGATTACGTCTCCAAGAGATGCCCCATCAGCCATTAACTGACCGAAAGATTTACCCGTTTTTTCAAGTAATATCTTACCTACATTGCTTCCACTGTCTCCAAGTTCCGACATCATACCCGACATATAGGTTGTTGCTTCTGCTGTGTTGATACCTTGTTTAGTCAGGGATACATAAGCACTTTCTAGGTTACCCATTGATACCCCATAAGCCGAACCTGTTGCAATAGCTTTACCCATTACGCTAGATAGTTCTGCTACGGTTGTAACACCTAAATTCTGCACCTGAATAAGTCCGTCAGATATTTGCTCTAGTGTTCCTGCCTGGTCTCCGTAAGCATTTTGAGTTGTTGTCAGGAGCGAGAGCGCACTTGCTGTGTCAGTAAAGCCTGCTGTTGCAAGTTTAGCTGCTGATTCGGCTGTTTTCATCGCATCTTCTGTTGATGCACCTGCTGATATTGCATTATAAGCTACGTCTGCAAGGCTTGAAGCACTTTGTCCGGTCTTAACAGCTAAATCCTTGAACCCTTCCGAAAACTCGTCAATGCTTACTTTGTTAGTGTCTGCAATCGTTGAAAGTTTGGCAAGTGAGGTTTCATATTCTGCCCCTGCGTTATATGCTGCTGCAGCTGTTAAGGCTATCCCTGCTGTTAATACCGCAAAAGCTACTGTTGCCTTACTTGCTGCAGTTTCAAGTGACATTGTTTTCTTTTCGACTTTATCAAGGTCTTTTTCTGCTCCTGCGCTGTCTATTTCTGTATCAATTACTATTGTTCCATCTGCTGCCATTATTTCCCCTTTCTATCTAATTTTAGAAAGTAATTCGTTTTTGTAGTCTTCTTCTTCATCAGATATTTTATCTTTTAATTTGATTAAATCAACGTGTTTATTATATAGTTCTTGTTCGTGTTTTTCTAGTTTTTTGCCTTTGTTCTTTTTTCTTCTAATCTCAATAACCGTTGTTAACATTCCTTCTTCAATTTCAGCAAAGAAACCTAGAAACGTCCACCAATGCATATACTCAACTTCTCTGACTTCTTTATTAGCCACCTTATTAATAGCCGAAAATATCATCTGTTCGTCTTGTTCCCAATCCATTACTCTTTTTTCGGGTCTTCCTTCTGGTTTTCCTGCATTTAAAAACCAATTAGCCTGCTCGAGTGCTTCGTTGATGTTTTCGGTATTAATCTTATCAGGTTCTTTAAAGAGTATATCAACGCAGACTTGCCACTTCTCGTAAGGTTTTAAATTTGGATCGTTGAAGGCTTGAAATACAAAAAGAACAACCCTATAATCTGTGTAGATTTCTAACTGTTCCCCCTCTACCGTTAAAAATCTAGGTAAAAAGCCTATCATTTTTTAACCTGTGAAAGAATTTTATCTTTAGTATACTTTTCAACTCTTTCTTTTGACTTCTTAGCTTCTGTTTCAATGGTCTTTTTAATCATTGGCTCGATTGCTTTAAAGAACCTTTCAAGGATTGTTACACCGTTCTTTAAAGTTAAGGCGTCTTGATTGCCATAGAGCGCACTAGATACATCAGAATTAAAGATATAATCTGTCATCTCTCTTGTGATTTTATCTTGTCTTTTCTTATATTCAATTAAATCTTCTGGGGATTCAATTTTAACTTGTTCTTTTGCATAATCTTCAAGTTCGGCTTGCTTTTCCTTCATTCTTGTTATGATTCCAAAGTCATTTAAATTTATTCTTACAATTCTACTTTCATCATTATTTAAACTAAATTCTGAAAAGCCATCATCTATATTAATATTTTGCATTATTCTTCTCCTTTTAAAAAAGGGGAGTTTTTACACTCCCCCAAATTTTAATTATGCTTTTACAACTACATTTCTAATGCTTGAAGCACTAACAACTATGCCACCTGACACTTCAACAATAACAATTTTGTAACCTGCTGTTGATGCGATGTCTGTACCTTCTGTGAGTGCTGTGTAGCCACTTGACGACTGTCCGTAGTAAGGTGTAGCAATAGGTGCAGCAGTCTTGTAATAAAGAGGGCCTGCACCTTCTCCAGCACCCGAACTAACCTTTGTTTTTCCGCTTGTAGCACCTTCGGCAACATCAATATATAATGTTCCGAGAGTTCCTACATCTGGCGTGAATACTCCTGTTGCCATTGTAAATGTTCCTTTTGTTCTTATGCCTGTTCTATGGACATTGAAAGGATATTGTAACCCTGTTGTATCTCCACCCTCTGAAACTATTTCAATAATAGCTTCTTCTTTATAGGCGTGGTAAATATCTGTTGATACTGCGTCCCATAGCTGAACATCAACAACAGTTGTTTTTAAGCCATCTAAAACTAATCTTCTGTCGCAGATATCTTTAATTCTTGCAAATAATGAACTATCACTATCAGCATAGAAAGGCTCAATGCTTGACTGTGGCTGATAACTGTCAATAAATACTGAAAGTTCCCCCAAGATGTTATTAGATGTGTTCACGTTAGCGTTATACTCTGTCGAAAACTCTTCTAAGTCCTTGCCAAGCCTAACGTAATTAGGGCTTAAACCTGTTGAGTCTGCGTCGATATAATGCGCCATGTATTTTCGTTCAATTCTACTCATTTTTTAAATTCCTTTCTTATACTGTATTCTTGCTTGAAATATATACTTTGCTAGTCCGTTTTCGTCCACCAAAGCTAAGTTTGCCATATTCTGTAATGGTATTATCTCGTAGTCTGTACCCCCTAAATCAGGGAAGTTTTTATTCTTGTCTTGTAACTCTAACCATTCAATAAAACTGTCGAAATAATCCATATTAGCAGTGTTTTGTGTTGATGTTCCAAAGTCTAGTTGTTCGTATCCTACAAAAGCAAAATCGTAGTTTCTAGTTTGAGTTCCTAAGATGTCTTCTGTAACTTTGTAATCTCCGTATACTGGAACTAATGCCCTAAAGCCAGGGTTAGCTTCTATTGTTTCAAAAGTTAAGTCTGTTGTTGTTACAAAGTCCTGTACCCATTCTACTATATTCGTATGCTTACTCATTTACTCAACCTCTTTCTGTATTCAGATACTGCTTTTGTTAGTTTTTCCTTGCTTGATACTAGCATAGCTTTGTCCCATCTCGAAGTGGCGAGTGGGTGCTTTTCTTTTGAGAAATTATAGTTATTATAAAACATTTTATTAGCATAGGGCTGTGTATACGTCACCGTACCTGTTGTGTCTGTCGCGTTCGTTGTGTATGTGTTCGACAATGTTCCTTTGTCCATCGGGACATACGGCTTCATATAATCAGCAGCAGTTTCGGCAAAGAATAGCGCTAAAGATTTATTAACGCCTTTTCTATTCAATATTTCCTTATTGCTATAATTCCACTTAAACATTACACGCCCTCTATCGCTACTTCTACATTATTCAGTTCCTTGTCCATAATTTGAATTGACTTAACATCACATAGGTTATCTTGATATTTTGTTTTAATTGCTGTAATATTTGAATAAGTCGGTGTTTCTGTTACATATCCAAAGATTATTAAATCCCCTTGCGACACTGCAAAGCCTTTTGTTGTGTCTTTTATCCATTCGCTATAAGGCAAATATCCACTACCGAAAGGAATTAATACTTTAGTCTGATAAGTGTAGTAAATCGTGCTACCTTGCATATTTGAAGCAGTTTTTTTGACATATTCAGCATTTGTTAAAACTGTTTTTTTCCACAGGTCAACAGTCCCTGCTGTCTGGTCTGCTTTTTTAAATTTGCTTAGTATTGTGATTTTCTTATCATACATAGTATTCTTCCCCTGGTGGTGGATAATCTTCTGGTGTTGTTGAACAGCTTACAAGGTCTATCGGTAGATATTCTATTGCTAGTTCGTGTAGTTCGTTTTGTAATGACTTGCCGTAACTATCCGAGTAACCTATCGACTCTATACCGTTTGAGTAACTTGTAACTCCTGCTCCTAAACTTGATACTGACATCTTATTAATAAACATTGTCATTAATTCCTTGATTGATTCGATATCTTCATCTTCTAAAGTGTCAAAGTCAATTCGATTAAACGTAAAGAAGTCTAATTTTTTTCTTGCTTTTTTTTCTTCAAGGTTAAAGGCTGTCTCTGAAAGTGTACCCCCTAACGCTTGATACTCTGCATATGTTATATACATTTTACCACCTATATTCTATTGATTGCGAGATTAACATATCCAACGGTTAAGTTGACCGCTTTCGATGTAGTTTTCGTCAATCCTAGTCATATTTTCACTTCTTTCATATCTCCCCGGCATTTCTACCGGGGATAATAAAATTATTTTTTAATTGGTTTCTTTACTTCTTTAACTTCTTCTTTGATTTCAGCTTTTTCTTCTTTAACTTCCACGCCACCGTATTTTAAAAGCTGTTTAATTACAAAGTCATTAGAAGTGTTATATAAGTTTCCGTCTTTATTGATTATCATAAACTACTCCTTATGCCACTACTGCTTTAACCTGTTTGCCTGCGATAACATTTCCGTCTGCGTCAAGTGCTACCATAATGATGTAGTAATCATTAGTTGTTGCGATGTCAATAGCACCACTTACTAATGTTGCTGCTGTGTAATCTTCTACTACATCCCCGAAAGATGGAACTGTACCAGCTGTTGCACCTACGATTTTATAAGCGTAGCTTGCTGCACCTGTGTAAGATGTAACTGTGAGAGTTGTTTTTCCTGCTGCTGCTGCGTCTGCTGCTGTTACTCCAAGATTGCTTAAAGCATCTCCTACATACTGAATTAAGTCTGGCATAACTGCTTCTGCGCCATATGAGAAAAACATACCAAAGTGATAAGCGTTTGACGCTGGAAACTTAGCAGGCTCATCAAGCGTTGGAACAACCGGAAGTGCAACAGAACCTTCTGCCATTGCTACCTGTGAAACTCCCGAAGGTAGGTAAACGCTTGAATATACATGAACGCCATGTAACATTCCCATTTCAGAAATAGAAGAATCAATGTTAGCATTTTCAACACTGTCAATGTAAGTTCTAAGTGTTCCGTAAGTTGATGTGTTAAGAACAACGTGTATCATATCTCTGTCTACACCATCGACAAAGTCGTTTAATGTGTTCTCGATGCCCTGTACAAACTCTTCAAACTTGTCAATAGCTGTTGTAGCTGTAAAAGATGTTTTTCTTGTGCCATCAAGACAAGCTGTTGCAAAGAACGCTCTTTCAAGTTCTCTTTCCATCGACTTCTGGTCCTGTGCCTGTTTTCTCGTGATAAGTCCTTCAACGCCGTAAAGTCTTGTGTCTTTTTCTTCTACTTCGTGGATTAATTCTCTGTCTTTATTGATTGCAATTACAACAGGTCTAACAACGTTTTTCTGTCCTGCTCCACCTGAACGAGCTGTACCATATGAGTTAGAAGCTGTATTTGTAAATCTTTTTGCTTCTACTGTGCCTGTTGTTGGGTCTCCTGATAGGTCCTGATTTTTTAAAATACTAAATACAGTTGCCTTTGAAACATTTTCAATTATTTTGCCGTATGATTCTGCAAGATAATCCTTGCCCTCTGCTTCTGTTAATTGTGATAGTGATTCTATTCTAGCCATTTTTTACTTTCCTTTCTTAAAAAAAGTTTTTAAACTGTGTTTTTTCTGTATCTGTGCCTGCGTTTCCACCCGGCATTTCATTTTTCTGTTGTGGATTTGCAAAACAATCCATATCTTTTGTAACTGCTTCAAA